CCCCATCCGGTCGCTTCCTGTAGCTGTTTGATCGGCACCCATGTAATATGTCTGCTTGATCTACGCTTAGCTTCTTCCATAGCTTTGATGTTGAGTGAAACCAGCTCTTCAAAGAGTTTATCTTTAAATTCAGTTCCAAATAATTCTAGAACCATGTAAGCCTCCTTACCCGACTAAACTCATCTGTCCGTTGCGGGCTTTGATTTCTAACTTGGTATTTGCTGATGGCTCCCAACTATCCCAATAGTCGAAAGCTTTTTCCTCGTCCTTGCGCTTCAATAAGTCGTAGCGTGGAATACGGAAGTAGTCCTTGAAGTCTTTAGCAGCCTGTGAAAATACAGATTGTGCGAAATGTCGGTCACGGTATGCCTGGCTGTCTTTACCACCTAACAATGCCACGACTTTTTTCTTACGCATTTTTTCCAATGCCAGACAAACCGAAGGGTTGACCGGTTGCTCATTCTTCAGATAATCAACATCGGCTGATAAGATGGACTGGCCTTCTTTCAGCTTTTTCAATTCCTGGAGCGCATGGATCATTGCGTCTTCTACCACTAACTCGGTAGGTTGAATAGTCACTTCATTCATTATTCAAATTCTCCTTCTAAAATGTTGCTTTCTTTGCGGATATCGTTCAGATCGTTGAAGAAACGAAGTCCACGACTGATAAAGCTATCAAATTCATTTCGGATGATTCCGTCTGCTTTGAGGACTTTCTCCTCATCTGCGTAGATCAGACCACCCATGCTTGCTAAAAAGTCATTTCCCTTTTGCAATAGGCTTGTGATATTCTTGTAAGCTGAGATCTGCTTCTGTACATTGTTCAGTTGACCCTGCGATTCTTCAATCGCTCGTGTCAATTCATCGTACTGAGAAGATTTCTTATCGACCTCTTCACGCTGGGCCAGTGTGTCAGCAAGTTGCTTTTCGATGAATTCGGAGCGTTCCTCCATTGCCTTAACGGTTTTGGATAGTTCCTTATTCTTTTCTAGCAATTGCTTGTTAAGGTCCTGTGTGGCCTTGTAATCGTCTGGGATAACTTCCTTGATGGTTTCCTTGACTTCAATCTTGGAAGACTTGATTCTCTCGTTTTCAGCCTGTAGACGCTTATTTTCAAGTTTACTGAGGTTGAGTTTCTTCTTGACTTCCTTCAGTTCTCGCACCGTCGGATTGTCGCCATCTTCGATGCGTTGAATCTGCTCCTTCCTCTCTTCTTCTGGAAGAGTTGCAATCAGATGAAGTGCTGTTGTTCCTAAATTTCGTAACGTTTCGAAATTTGGAAGTTCTTTTGCTATCTTCATTGATTTACTAGCAAAATCTTTGTCAATTCCAAGGTTAGTGTACCAATCCATGAATTCCCCATGTACCAGATTGTGCTCTTTCACATGGTTCAAGCGTCTGCCGATTTCCCAAATCGACTGACCAGCTATTTGCTTGTGATGACTGATTTCTAGCTCAATTTGAGCTAGGTTATTTGATAAAGTGATTTCGTTCATTTCCTACTCTCCTAAATCAACCCAAGTCTCGTCGATACCCAAGACATCACAGACTCGGTTTTTTAGTCTGTCACTGCCCTTCCCATATTTCAGCAATTCTGAAATGGTTGGCTTCTTCACTCCGCAAGCACGAGCAAGATGCGTTTGTGTCATTCCTTCTGAACTCAATTTTTCTTTAACCAATTGAATCCATTTTTGATGTTGTTGGCTCATCTTATGACCTCCTTTTTAAATTTATTTAAAAAGTTAGCTAATTTCTTGACATTATTTAAAACTAGTCTTAAAATAAAGACATAGAGAAAAGACCTACTAAAAGTAAGTTTTACCTAGAAGAAACGGACGCCAATCAGTTTTTTAGGTTTTATTTTTTTTAGTTGTGTCATTCGCTAACTCTTTAGCTTACGAATACTATTTTAATACTAGTTTTAAAAATTGTCAATAGTTTTTAATATTAATTTTAAAATATTTTTTCGTAATGCTTAGAAAGGTTATTAAATCAATGACTACAGCATTTGAGAGAATAAAAGAACTAGCAGATAAGCAACGTATTTCTTTAAATGATCTTGAAGATAAACTTGGTATAAGTAGAAATTCCTTGTATGGAATTAAAAAAGCTAATCCAAAATCAGATAGATTACAACAAATAGCTGACTATTTCAACGTGTCCACCGACTACCTCTTGGGACGCACAGAAAATCCTAACATTGCGAAAGATGGTGATGCTTCTGCACCATTAGACCTCAGAGATATTGCTGCACAATCAATGTTATTCGATGGTAAACCACTTACAGAGGAAGATATTGATTTTATTACAGCAGTTTTGGAGGCACATTTAAAAAATAAATAGAGGTGCATTTATGACTGTAAAAGAGCTTTGCGCCCAGGAGGGTGTGAACCTATGCTACTTTGACGGAAGCGACTGGCATAGTCCTGGTTTCTTTAATCCTACTTTGAACATTTTAGCGTTAGATATTAATTTGTCAGTTGAAGATCAAAAGCAAGTTGCTTTGCATGAATTGGGTCACAAAGAGCATACTCCTGCTCAATATGAACTAAATAGAGAATACTGTGAACTGCAAGCTGATAGAAGTATGATTCATCATTTGCTGGAAGAAGAACTACAATTAATGGAAGATGTCAGAGATTTCAATTACATAAAATTTATGGAAAAGTACAAATTAAAGACCATTGCTGATGAAACAATGGTTAAAGACGAATATAATTCACTAATTAGTTAAAAAGGAAAAAAACGATGGCTATGTTTGGGAAGAAACACGACGAATCAGAAGAAGTTCAACTTTTTGAATCTACTGAAAATGAAAAGACATTTTTCTTTGCGAATCAAAAAACTCTAGTAAGAATTGATGATCATTTCATTCGTATCGCTAGACAAAATACAATCAGCAATGCTTTATTGCAAGGATTGGATGGGGAGAAATCTATACTACTATCAAAGATTACTGCTTACCAATTAAAAGAACCAGGTAAAACAGTAGGCTATCTTCAGTTGATTTTCCCTGGGAGTATTGAGCCTAAAGGCGGAGTATTTGATGCTGTGAAAGATGAAAATACAATCACATTCAACAAAGAAGACAAGGCCAAAATATTAGAAATCAAGAATGCTATTGAGAAAGCATTGATAAATAATTGATACAAACAAAAAAAGCCCTGCACTCAACATTTGGGGCGTAGAGTACAGGGATCTGTTAAGGCGTAAAAATAGGCTTGAAAAAGCCCTTTTCACTATGCCTATTGTACCAATAAAAGAGGGAAAAGGCAATGGAAATTAAATCTTACAAAAAGAAAAATGGTGATACTGCCTACGGGTTTAGGATTTATGTAGGCAAGGAAAACGGAAAAGATAAGTATGTAAAGCGTCAAGGATTTCCAACCAAAGCAAAGGCACGGGCAGCGCTCTTGCAACTTCAAGACGATTTAGAGAACGGGGAACAATCAAAAAAAGATATCACGGTTGAAGAGGTTTCAAAGAAGTGGCTCAAAGAGTATGCTGATACTGTTCAGGATAGTACTTACATCAAGACTGAAAGAAATATCAAAAATCACATTTATCCTGTTTTTGGTAGTCAAAAAATAGCTTCCATCACTCCTCTTCAATTACAGGAACAGGTCAATGAATGGTCCAGAAAATTAGTTTATGGGCGCAAGTTGAAAGGTCTGATGAATAACATTTTCAAGTATGCCATCCGCTATGGATATATTTCAACCAATCCTGTTGATAGCGTGACCACACTTGTCAAAAAAGAGAGTGATTCTTCTAGTGATTTCTATGATAAAGATGAGTTAAAAGTATTCATGAAATTAGTAGATGACACGGATGATCTGAGAAAGAAAGTCATGTTCCGTCTTCTTGCGTTCACAGGAGCCAGAAAAGGGGAGATTTTAGCCCTTAAATGGGATGACTGGACCGATAACACTCTGAGCATAAACAAGGCCATTACAAGGGGATTTGAGGGCGAATCTGTGGGGGCTACTAAAAACAAGAGTAGTGTCCGACTAATTAGCCTCGATCAAAGAACAATTGATCTGCTATCAGAGTACAGAGAAATTAATCCTACTACCACTTTCATTTTTGAAAGCCCTGAAGGAAAGCCTATTCCAAGTTCACTCCCAAGGAAGTGGCTTTTGCAGATTGTCAAAGGGACAGATGTCAAGCCTATCAAAATACATGGCTTCAGGCATACACATGCCAGCTTGTGCTTTGAGGCAGGAATGACATTGAAGCAGGTTCAGCATCGACTAGGACACAGCGACCTCAAGACAACTATGAATGTATACACACATATCACCAAGCAAGCCAAAGATGACATTGGTGAGAAATTTGCTAATTATATAGATTTTTAAACCCATAACATATCAGGACAGACTCTTTTTAAAAAAAGGGTCTGTTTTTGGGTCTGTTAGTTTCAAAAAGTTATAGGAAAGAATAGAAAGTATAGAAATAAAAAACGTTGAATTATCAACGTTTTAAGAAGTTTTAATAAGTTTCAAAAAGTATATATGGAGCCGGTGGGAGTCGAACCCACGTCCAAACACCTGCCAGCATATTTGTCTACAACCATAGGTTATGTCTTAGTTTAACAGCTACATGACACATAACTCAAGCCCTGTAGTTGCGAGTCTATCAATCTCTTATCTAACTCCTAGACAAAGCTAGATCGTATCTCGCTGAAATTAAGACCTGTCATCAAACACGAGCGATTCGAATCGGGTCACGCCTGCTGGTGTTTAGGCAGCTAAAGCGTAAGAATTATTATTTTTTGCAGTTATATTTAACTGGCGTTTTACATCCGCTAGATGAGTTGCAAAATATGCCTCATAATGCCTGTCGAATCCGTAACGACCCCAAAACGAATACATTTAGTATATCAAAATCTAGCTAAAAATGCAAAAGAAAAAAATTGAACAAGAAGGCTTCCACCGGGAAGCTCCTTGCTCAATTTACTGTTATTATTGAAGATTCAACTTATATTTGCTGATATAGTGAATCGTGAAGTACATAGAAACAATCTTGATGACTTCATAGATAAGACCTGGGATAAAGTTAGGTCCAAAATCATCAATATTTCCATAAACCAATGCAGACCCGACAGCATATGAATCTTTTAATGGATTAAATGCTGTACCAATGATACTTAAAACAATGCACAAGAGAAAGAAAAACAGAATAGCCTTAAATCCACGACGATTTTGGAAGAGTTGGCCAAGTGCGATCGATACATAAAATAGTAAGATTCCTGAAGCTGTGGTAAAAATCCACCAAACGATAATCCAATAAGCAATAGAATGACTAAAAGCCTCAGCGATAATACTAAATACAGGAGAGAGGTCTTGTCCAATGACAGCACCCATCACAAGTATTGTGATAAAACCACTAAAAAATAGAAGGAATAGGCAGTAAAGACTCGCTACTAAAGCTCCCACAAATTTTGACAAAATGATCGCATGGGGGCTAGCTGGAAGAGTCCAGGTCAAGTAACCTTCACGTCCGTATAAGTTGGAATAGAAACGACGGATAATAATATAGTAGTTGCTAAGATAAAGACCAATGACTCCTCCAAAAATGAGAATCCCAAGAGTCCCTGTTATGATTTGCATACTATTGGTTTCCATATCCACAAAACCGTTTGTAGCACTTCCACCAATAACACCTGTAATCACTGACAAACCTAGTGCAATCAGGGTGATCAATAAATACCACTTAGCTGTCGATTTAAATTCATATTTTAATAATTTACCAAACATGGGTTCCTCCTAATAAACACGGAATTGATCACGGAAGATCTCATCGATTGATTTTCCGTGTTGATTGCGCAAAACAGTCGTATTTTCATGCAAGAGGATTCTTCCTTGGTTGATGAAAATCGCTTCATCCAAAACTTGCTCAATATCCGCAATCAAGTGAGTAGAAATCAAGACAGAAGAGTTTGGACGTCGGTTTTGAATAATGGTCCGCAAAATATAATCACGCGCTGCTGGGTCGACCCCACCGATTGGTTCATCAAGGACATACAAGTCAGCTTCACGACTCATCACCAAAATCAATTGTACTTTTTCCTTGTTCCCTTTTGAAAGGCTGTTCAATTTTTGATTTGGATGCAAATGCAAATCGTTGAGCAATTGGTAAGCTCGTTGGACATTAAAATCTGAATAAAAATCTTGGAAATAGCTAATAGCATCACTAATTTTTATATTTTCACTCAGATAAGTCGTATCCGGCAAATAGGAAACAACTTTTTTAGAAGCTGGGGATGGTAATTGCCCATGAATATAGATATTTCCAAGGCTTGGTTGCAACAAACCATTAATCAATTTAATGATGGTTGTTTTCCCACTACCATTGGGACCCAAAAGGCCAATAATACGGCCAGGTTGGATGTTCAAACTAACATCCATGAGAGCAACTTCATGCCCATAATTCTTTGTCACATGGTCCAAGTAGACCAAAGGATACTGATTCATGTAAATCTCCTTTATTTTCTATTTATGCTATTATACCCTGTCCCCTTGATGATTGCAACTTTATCTGAAAATTTGCTAAGAATTTGTAAATACTTGTTCAAAAAAATAGGGATAAATAAATCAGAGGTTAGGGAAACCCCAACCTCTGATTTGTTTTGATGCATAGAATATTTAACTAATTCCAAGTGCGATCCGTGCGTAACGGCTCATCTTTTCAACCGTCCAAGCAGGATACCAGACCAACTTCACATCCACAGATGTCACTTCTTCTACTTCTGCTAAAACATCATGAATCTGATCTGTCAGAAGGTCCGCTAATGGACACCCCATGGTCGTTAAGGTCATATCAATGATGGTTGCTCCAGTTTCACCGTCAAAATGGATCTCGTAGACAAGACCTAAATTGACAATGTCAATCCCAAGCTCAGGATCGATTACCTCTTCCAAAGCATTTAAGATTTTATTTTTAATTTCTTCAATTTGCTCAGTTGTATATGCCATATGAC